TACCTTCAAATCTAAATTTAAATTTAAAATCTTTAGTTTCTTTGTTTACATAATAATTCAAAAATTGTTCGAATTGCGGATATATAGACATCATTAATTGCTCATCTGCATTCAAACTCAATTGTGTTTCAATTGCATTAGGTTTTTGATCACTATTATAAATAAGGTTTGTATTTACACCACTTGTTGCCAAAGCAGTTTTCAAATAAGATGAATATAATTTTTCCTCTAGTGGAAAACTAATAGCCTGACTGTTATTCAAAGGTGCGGCTGCGGCTTTCACAGCATCCCCAATGGCAGCTTTTACTACAGCCATAAATTTTCCCAAATTAGATGGAGAAATAGCAAATTGATCTCTTTGCTTAGTTCCTGCGTCTTTCAACAAAGGAATTTCTCCATAAAGCATCTTTGCAGCAGTAGCCATATTTGCGCTTTTTTGTAAAGATCGCATAAGTGGTTGTTGAATCAAATCAAGAAACATACCAGTAAAATATGGTACTCTTGTAACAACAGTGGGATTCATTTTCCATACCCATCCAACATCAACGGGAACTTCTTGCCAATAAGCCCAAGCATTTTCTCCCCTAACCATTGGATTAAAAGATGGTTTATATGTTTCAACTTTTTTATTTGCATGAAAGTCATTCCATTTTTCAATAAAAAAGTCTGGATAAGAATTAATATCTACTCCACCCTGATAAAACCAATTCATATTGAAATCAAATACAAATCCATAATCCCACCTTGCAGTAATTAATGTATAATTAGGACTTGAAGGCAATTCCTGTAATATGATTTTATCTTCACTAAATCTAGGACAGGCAAAAAATGTTTCATTTCTTAATAATTGTTGCGAAACATTAGAAAATTCTTCAATATAATCAAAACGATCAAAAAATCTTTTAACCTTATCTAAGTCTTTTCTATATTTTGCGCTTTTATAATCAGAATCTTTTGTTGCATTTGTACAAACATAGGTCATATCAAAAGAAAGCATATTTCCAAGATAAGAAAGCAATCTACGGTAAGGCTGAGATTGAATCTCAAAATCTTGGGCAAATTCTTGAATAACTGTCTCGGAATTTTTAATATCATCTATAGCATTCTTTAACGTTGTTTCAGTCGCTTGTCTTTGGTTTAATGAAATATCTTTTAAACGTTGATTCAATAAAAGGGGTGTGATTCCATATGATCCCATGCCATTAATGGCATCAGCAAATTTAATTACATAGCTTACATCTTCAATTGTAATCTCTTCTTGTTCTTCTTGTTCTTCTATAACTTTAGCCAATCATACCTCCTTTCTACGTTGATTGAACCAACGAAGCGATATAATCATAGTCATCGCTAGTATCTTCATCTCTGATCAAGTCTTGATCAAAAAAAGATACAAAATAATTAGCATAACTTACCGCAGTATAACGATCTTTTCTGCTACCGGAAGGTTCTACCAATTTAATATTTCCAGCAACCATCATCATTGACAAATTGATACATTCATTGACAAACAAAGATGTTTGATAATATGGAGAGATATAAAAAGATTGATTATCTATAAATTCCTTTGAATCTTTTGAATTAATAAGATAATCCTCTGCTTTAGGAACATCATATAAAAATCCCCACATTTTTTTCTGTAATCTATCTCTCATTTCAACGGCTATTTGTGAATTAAGTTTACCAGTTCCACTAATTGGATAAATAACTGGTAAAGAATTTAATCCCAAAGTTCTTGTCGTTAATTCATCAATAGTATTTTGATCAATACTAGGATGATCCATTACGGTCATAGCCGGATATTCAATATCTCGTTCATCATCTTTGCTTATTATTCCAAGACTATCCATCAATGTTATACCCGCATTTGCCACATCCAAAATAATATAGTCTGCACCAAAGTCATGATATAATTGTTTTATGCGTAATGCCTGTAAAATTGAATTTCTCCCAACATGTGATTCCATAAAAACTAATTCTCTAAAATATCCCTTATGAGTTGGCAATAACCTCACGCACACAGAAATAGAAAGGTCATTTGCCTTTCCTGGTCTTTGTGCAATATCGCAAGACAATATTCTCAATTCACCATCTGTTCTTGGAATATCATATGGATTTTTTTTTGGATTATATGTCCTCATTATCTGTGGATAAAAAGCCTTTTGTATTTTCCTTGCTTTATCAAACATTTTTAATTTAAAATACGCATCCGCAGATTCTCCCCAAGGAATATTCAAATATTCTTCTAATGCGGTAACTTCATCCATTTTTGAGATTTCATTTTTAATTTGTCTTTGTGTTTTTATACCATGCTTAATAGCAAGCAAATAATCAAGGGCTATAAATCTAGAGTTATCGCCATTCAACATATTCTTTATTGTTTTCTTTGTTTCGTCAAACCACCATAATCCCTTATGATATGCGGATGAAATAAAAACTTCTTTAGACTCTTCTTTTAAATGAGAATATTCTGGAATTTTTAAATATGGGGTTTGTCTAACATAAGCAAACGGTCTAATGACTGCATCAAGAATTTCTTTATCAATCAACCTAAATTCTTCATAAATTGTAAAAGTGCTTCTGTTTCCTCTGGAGCTATCTCTAGTAGCAAGTACCTTTATAGAACTTCCATTATGAAATATAACTTCTCTCACGTTCATATTGGCAACAACATTACTAATTTCTCTTGCCAAGTTTGGATGATCGTTTCTTAAATTTATAATTTTATCAACAATAATTCCAGCCTGTGCTTTTGTGGAGCTAACTACAATAATTTCAGAGTTGGGATACAATACGGCTTTTGCACATGCAAAAACGGCAACTAGCCAACTTTTCCCCGTTGCTCTGCTACAAATGGCAACGAAACTATCGCTAATGCTCATCAAATAAACCCAAGCAATTTGATAGGGAAATAAAGTTATTCCAAAATAATGTTCTATAAATCTATGAATATTTCTGCGATAAAAAGTTATCCATTCAATCAGTCTTTCTTCGCGTTCTTTAGATATAACGCCAGATGTCATTATTTTTGGATTTTTAAAAACATTATCCTGCTCAGTGCTACGACTAAAAGAACTTTTAAAATTTTTATAAGATGGCATTTTATTCCTCTTCGTCCGTATCAAGGTCGCCAATCTCACTTAGTTCTTCAACGGTAAAATCTCTAGACCCAGTTAAGAAGTTCTTTATAGAGCGTGTAATATATTTTTCCCCATATTCTTCAATGCCATCAATATCTTTAAACTTTTCCTTGTCCTCATAAAATTCGGCTGGTTTAAATAATTCAATGTCTTTTACCCAGTTCCCAAAAGCATCATGGCTTCTTCCACTTGAAGCAATATTCTGTTTATCAGGAGTCAGCGCACTATTCTTCATAATTTCTTGAAGTTGTTTTACGTCATTATAAACAGAATCTCCCATGATTCTCTTTTTGCGAATTTCATTTTTTTTATGACATATCTCTTGTATAAGAGTTATTTCAGATTGAGTATCGCATTTATGATCATGTTTCCATTTAGAATACTCAGTTTCAAGAAAATCATAATCCTCAAATTCAAGTCCTATACCCCAAGATTTTTCCAAATATTCTTTTACATCTATCCCCCCCACTTCATCTTCATCAACAGGGCTTCCTATCTTTGTTGTTTGATATTCATTAAAAGTTAAGTCAAGCGTATCACTAGATTCAATTCTCATAGTTGACTTGCTTACTACCTTGAGGCGCATGATATAATATCCAAAAGATATATCAAATTTCTTGCCCTCATCTTCCTTTTTTTCAATTGTCGATCTCAATGAACTTATTGCTCTCTCGTCATATTTTATATTTAATAACTTACATATTTTATAAATAGCTTTTTCAAGAGAATGTTCAGATTGATACGCCCTATTGAATAAATCACCTACACAATCCTTACAAATACTCATCATGCCATTTGAATCTAACAATGTATCTGTCGCCACATAAAAATCAGTCGGCTTTTTATTAAGCCGACATTTTCTACAATAATTCTCAACTACCTCTATTCCAGTCTTACTTACAAAAGTAGTAGGGGGCGTTTTTCTCCTATTCCTTGCCATAACCCCTCCTAAACAATAGTATTAATTACATTAGTAATTCCTTTTTCTTCGTCTACAATAAAACTTTGTGTTTTTCGTTCTGTTTGCATATAGCCTTTATTATTAGACCATTTGCTCCAGCCACTCAATGTAGGCAAACGATAAATTTCTAAATGTCCTCTTTTTTCATAAATCATGCCAGTATGAAGATGAGCAAGCATCCAATACATGTGGTCTGAACTTGACCATTGATCTTTGGCTTCCACTGTAATAATATCCAGTGATTTTTTTACACTTATATCGTGCGAAAACCCAAAGAGATTTTTCCCATACTGATAATATTTTCTTGGAAGCGGAGAATAGTCAACTTTTACGTTAGGATTATTGCGATAATACATTTCTACAACGCGCATGACACCATAAAAACTTTCCAAATCATGATTAGAAGGCACATAGACAGTATCTACAGGAGCTAACGGTAAAAACTCGTTTATTCCCTTGATAACTAATTCTACGGCCTTATCCACTAAATCAAACCATAAAGTGTCATTGTCCATCAATGTTCCACGTTGAGTAGAATTATTGACATTATCGAAATTAAGAAAATCATTTCCAACTAAAAATATAATACGCTCAAGAGGCTTATGCTCAACTTCTTGCTTTATTTGAGCAATTGTTTCTAGATATAATTTTTCTGCTATTTCTGCATTATATTCATTGCCAGTTGTATGATCTGTGCTCAATAACCCTAAATGCAAATCCGAAATACCAACAACTAAAATCTTTCCATTTTTGATAATATTTTTTACTTTTATGCTACCACTTAACGCAGGTGCTTTTAAAGACAATTTATCAAAAATTCTATCAATAAAATCTGTTGACCATTCTCCGGCAGCCTTTGGCTTTACCGTAATTCGGGACTGATAAAGGATTTTTCTATCTCCTCCCTTTACTTGTCCATGCCACAAATTATTTCGACATCTTTCTAGATTCCATAAGTCTGGATCAAATCCATGAGCAAGCATAACGGAATCTGGAGTTTTAGAATCTGCTTCTACTATAGATATTAATTTATCGCTAGTTATAGAACCATCCCCATGAATTTCTGTACTTTCGCCATATTCTAAAACTGTTTCGCCATTGACTGAAACTTGCTGTTTCATATTAATACTTTGAATTCCTCTTTTCTGCCTTTCCCTTTTAAATGTTACTCTTAAGTTTTCGCCAGAAGGAAACCCAAATTTTAATGCAAGTTCTTCCCAAGTATCAGATATTTGTTTCTTATATTTTTGTAAACAAATTTCAAAAGTTTTTTGATCCAAGATCATTTTCTCCTAATATATTTTTAAACGTCTAACCATTTTATTTTGTGTTACCGCAATTAAATATAACCAACCTTTTTACCCATATCCTAATTGCATTCATCATAAAAAATATTCCAATTTGCATGATCAATATCAAAACTGCGAACCCTATCCCTAAATATGTTACTTTTTGCCAAAACGGATAATAATCAAATGTTCTAGCAATATTTGCGATTGAGAAATTATCAATTATTTTATACCAGCCAAGACCATAGTAGAACGGCTTGAGTATGTCATAAAGCAGCACGCCTGCAATAATCAGCATTACTGCTGCCAGCGAATAACCAATGATGTCTTTCGTTTTCTCATTCATCGCTTGCGCCCCTTACCGTATTCCTTGCGTTGTTGTACGTTGCTATGTTGGTCTTATGCAGCAAACAAAACGCATTGCGTGCCGAAGGGTTATCATGCTGCGCCAGAACAAATGCAGCCGTTACGAGTCCTCTGTTATGCTCGTGTGCAATCAACCACGCCTTGATCGAATCAACCCAATCCTCAGTCCATTCTTTTGGTTCGTCAAGGATGGTTGCATCTTCAAGCCAGAAATAACGTGGGTCTGTTTTCATTGTAGCAATCATCGCATCTGATGTATCTACCCACACCATAGCGGTAACAGCACTAGGCACATGCCCGACGCATGAGTAACCACCC